ATTAGTCATTAGTCACTTGTCATTATACATTGCGTATGTCTATATAACACTTTTGATTCCATATACTCACCACGGCCGTACTTCCATCGCCCCCGTTAAAGGCTGTATCCCCAGTGTAGATGATTTGCTTGCCATCGCAGGTGAAGGTTACTTGTCCTCCGGCGAATACCTTGCGGAAAGATACACAATCTAAAGAAACTAAATCTTTAAGCTGAATGGTTAATGGAGTCTCAACAAAAATAACAGAACCATTATGGCTATGGTTACACTCTATATAGTCACGGATGGATATATTCTCACTATTCCCATTCAATTCAAACCAACCTGTATAGCTGCCATTAATAACCTGTTTTACATATAGTTTCCTATCATTGACATCTATATTTTTTGCAATGATAAATCCCCAATTCTTAGAGCTATGAGTAAAGCCCACCATTTCATAAAAATAACTGCCAGGTGCATTAGCTATACCACTACCTGATCCAAAATGTATAGCTCCATCCTTATCAAGAAATTTGTGAGCGTCTGTAATAGTCTTATAAGAAGGAGCTATCTCATTTATATCCTTCACTCCTCCTCCGGCAAGTACTACCTTATTATTATCATCATTTCCAAAGAGTTTTATCCCTTTAAATTCCCCATACACTAAATCGTTGAATGCCATGTTACCAACAGCAAAGTTACCGTTATCTCTTACAACAATTTTCGTTTTATTCTTAATATTGACTTCCCCTTCCTCATTCACATAGAATTTGTTTCCACCTTCTCCTACCTGTATTCCTTTATCAGTGCGGATGTGATATGCACCAAAATAAGTGCCGTTGGGATGGCTGCCGTTCTCATTGATACGCAACCAGTCATCTATTTGCGTCTTAATAACTTCTTTTCCTCCTCTATTGTTCCAAGAGGTAGGGATAAAATTCAAATCGGGCTTATCCGCCAAATCATTATAAGAAAAAGCATTCTCGAAAATAACATTATTTCCGGCCATGAGCTTAATCTTTCCATTCTGCACTACAATCCCATCAGGAATATTGCTGACAAAGTGGCTCACGGGGATACTGGTGAGGAGGTTATTGCGCTTATCCCTTAACTCTAAGGTCTTCTCAGGCTTGTTGTACACCAACTTCGTCCCCTCGTCGTCCAAGAACATTAGGGAGATACGCCTTACTACATTACTCCCTTTCTTGAATCGTAACTCTGTGGTATTCTCGTCCAGCTCTATATCGTAATCTTCGAGGGTGTCCAGCTTCTGCTTGTAGGCATTGGTAAAGTCATTCGTGGATAGCCCTTTCCCTGCTTCCTTATCTACCTTGCCGTCAATGAGTGATTTCAGATCCGCCGCTGTACCTACATAGTTGCCGCTTTGGAGCGCTCCCAAGAGTAGTTCTCGCTCGCGCTGGGTCATGATCACGGGTCTGTTGGTATTGAAGGTTAAGCGCTGTAGTGCTTGCTGGGCTGCATCGGCATTGTCATATACAACTCCATTGATCTCTACTTCACTGACCAAGGCGTCCAAGATAGAGAAGTTCATATCCTCCGCGCTGTGTAGGATCAGGCGCTCTCCGTCCACACGTGCTACGAAGTTTTTCAGTGCTAAAATCCCGTTGTACTCAAAGAGGTATTCCTGCAATTCGCCTGTGTCAGGCCTTACTTTATACTTAGGTGTTGGCATGGCTTATTCGTTTTTTATGGGTGTTTTATCGTTTTCATTGAGATATTCCTTGATGGAAGAAGCTATTTCCTCTACATCCCCGCGGTTAAGGATGATCTTTCCCATCACTTGTCCAGCTTTGTCAAATTGTTCTTTATCATCAGCCTTTTCATAGATACTCTTTATCTCTATCAGGCAGAGTAAAAAGGCACCCCCAAGGGTCATAAAGGGAAAGAACCACAGCTGATTCCCGTAATATTGCTCAAAGTACCACACAGCACTCATCTGCATGCTGTCTACTACTGAAAGAGCAATCAATACATTGTAGTACTGAGCTGTTTTCTTCACAGTACGTCTATATTTGTAAGATTTACGTTCCTCGCCCAAGCTCTTAGCTTTCCGAATGCCACTCCATAGGTCGGCCATAATCATCACAAATACTAATATGTATATTCCAAAAAGAATACACAAGGTTACAAAGATTTTTTCCATTGAATCAATACCTTTTAATTTTCTACTAAGGCAAAAATAAAAAGCCCCTTCCATATAGGAAAGGACTTTTTTAAACCCTTAGTAATCACTATCTCTTGTTTCGCTCTCGCAGTGCTTCGTACTCCTTGATCGCTCTTCGGAGTTCCTTTCCTGCCTTAGCGTCGGCTACGATATAGGCTTCTATACCTTCCCCTTGGATCTTCTCCATGGTAGTGCTGAGCCTTGAGAGCACCTCGGTAAGTCCTGTAGGCACTCCTACGGCAGGGACGCTGTTCTCACTTGTAGGGGCTTCCTGCTTGGTATTCTTCACCTCGCCTCCTGCTTCATAGCCCTGGGGCGACTGCCCCAAACGCTTGGCTTCGAGCCATTCCACCACTTGCGCCACTTCGGGATCTTTCTTGAGCCACTGGGGTACCACATACTCCTCCCCGTGTACTATTCCGGCTACCTCCTGCCCGCTTTCGTCCTTAAATCCTAAGCCCTTGGTATATCCTCCCTTGGCATAGCTGGGAGGCTGCTGCGCCGCTACAATCCCCAATTGTACAGCCCCTAAAGCTCCTACAATTGCAGCAAATACGCTCCCTGCTATAGGTCCCGTATCCGAATAAGCGCGCATGATCCCTGTTGCTGTATTGGCAATAATAGTCATCATATTCATTGCCTTTTGGGCTTTGAACTGCTTTACACTAAGTTCTTTCTTCTTGGCATCGGCTTCTTCGTCCAAGCGCTGTAGCTCCCTTTGGTATTGTACCTGTGAGATATACCCTTGGTTGAGCTGGTTGAGTAGAGCTTTTTTCTTCTGTTCCTGATTCTTGGTAAAGGCAGCCATTTCCTTTTGGTTGAGCCCCTGTTGGAGTTGGGAGAACATGTTAAATGCATTATTCATCGCTCCTACAGCCATATCCACAGCCTTAAAGCGGTTGCTCATCACATCAAGGTTGGAAAAGGTATCCTCCCAGTCCTTGGCCGAGAATCCCAATACATCCACCTTCTCCAGCTCCTTGTCTGCGGCATTCTTCTCTTTAGTATCCTTGTTGTTCTTGATGTTGTCCAGCTTCTCTTTGATTTGGACTATCTTGTCCTCTATCTGGGTGATGTCCTCGACCAGTTTCTCCTTGGCTTCCCCTGTAAGGGTGGATAGGTAGCTCATAAGGATCTGTTTCTGCTCCTCAAAGTTTTTCAGGCTCAGTGCCAATAGCTCTTTCTCGGCTTGTGCTCTTAGGGCTTTTTTAGCGTCCTCGAGTGTCTTAATCTGTGAGAGTTCCCCCGCTGATAGGTTTTCTCTTAGTTGCTTTTTGGCTTCCTCCAAGCTCTGTATCTCTATGATTTCCTCGGATTTCTGGCGGCGAAGGGCTTCTATTTCTCGGTTTCGTTCCTTGACCCTGCGCTCAGCTTCCTTGGCAAGGTATTTCTCCCTGACTTGTGCGAGTTCCTGCTCCTTCTGCTGCTCATAGGCTATCTCTATCTGCTTGTTGAGTTCCATCAGTTGGCGCTTCTCTGCGATGGCTTTCTCTCGATTGGGATCGTTGCTCTTTTCTGCCGCAAGGGTGCTGATTTCCTGTTCCAGAGTGGCGTTTTCTTGTTGCAGCTTGAACTTCTTCTCGTTGTATTTCTGCTCTGTGGTGGCCAACTGCTTATCAAGGCTTTCCTCCAGCCCTTGCGCTATCTCCTTCTGTAGCTCCTGCTCTGTTTGTAAGCGGGCACGCTTGGCCGCCTCATACTCTTGGGTATAGTCTTTTGCCTTGGCTGCCTTGCCCTTGCCCTCTTTGTCTCCGCTGCTTCCTACTATGGGCGTATCGGAGGTATCTGTGCTCGCTGTGGAGCCCTCTACTTTTTTAGCCTGCTCCTTCATCAGTTGCTCTGTGGCAGTCTTGAGTTCTTGCTCGGCATTTTTGATACGTTTGCTGCGATTTTCCAAGGAACTAACGATATTGTTCTGGGCAGCCATAGTCATATTCCCCATACTTTTGACGCTATTCCATGCCTTCTGATACCACGAGATATTCTCCTCAAGGCTCGAATATTCCGCCTTGGCCAGTGCTTCGGCTTTCTGATCCACAATCGCTTTGAGGTACTTCTCTCTGGCCGCAGTCCTTAGGCTCTCCACATACCTATCCAATGCCTTTTTAGCCTCCTCTGTCTGTGCTGTCTCTACTGTAAGGTTGCCGTTGTATTCAGGAACCAAGCGGTTCAGCTCCGCCACAGCCCTACGGCGCTCCTCGTATGGCTTCTGTACATCTTTGGCAACAGCCAATAACTGCTGCAAGTGATTCACCTCCACCGCGGTCTGTACATTAGCTTCCTTTATCGCATCATTGTGTAACTTCTGTCCTGTAAGCGCCTGCTTCTGCTCTCTATTAAAGGCCATATAAGCAGCCGCTGCCGCCCCTATCACTCCCACCAATAGCCCTATGGGACTAAGTTTTGTGGCCATATTGAAAGCACGCATGGCTGCGGTAGCTCTTTGTATATTCCCTGTGAGGACTGCCTTGGCTCCCGAAAGAAGCAGTGCCGCCCCTTTTCCTGCTTGCATAAGCGCCGTCTTGACCTTCAGCGCTGCATTATAGAGTAGCGACTGCTGCCACGCTTCTTTGGTCGCTATTGTGGCCAAGCTCACCGCTGTCTTATAGCTCACCACAGCCGCAGTACATACCCCTAAGGTCTTTAGCAAAAAGGCTATCCGCTCACGAAACACCTTCACTCCATCGCCCGCCTTGCTCGTAACCCCAGTAAGCCAGCCCAGTGCTTGGATAATATAGGAGAAAAAACCTTGTATCCAAGTGCTGGTAAAGGTTTCCTTCCATACCTTCTTGATCTTCTCCCAGATGGCTGCGGTGTTGTTATTGACCTTGTTGAACTCCTCTTGTATGGAGGTACCTTCCTCCATCGCCTCCCCTGCCAAGCTCATCATCTCCCGAAAGCGATCTGCATTGGCGCCTGCTGCCCCTATGGCTTTCTGTACTTCCAGTGTGTTCAGCTTTAAGCCCTTGAGTACCTCCGCTGTACCTTCTTTCCCTAAGTTATTCATACTTTGGGCGAATCGCAAGAAGAACTCCTCGGGCTTGCTCTCAAACAGCGCCCTGGCTTCCTCTGCCGACATACGCATTTGCTTGGCAAAGGCTTCCACATTGGTACCCGCTACGCTCATAAATCGCGAATACCCACTGGAGGCAATCTCCGCGTCGATTCCTGATTCTTCGAATGCCGCCCCTAAGCCCAAGGTTTGTGCGATTGTTGGCTTGAGTGCGTTGGGTAATTGTCCTATACGGGTAGCAAAATCCGAGATATTCTCCTCGCTCGCCGTACCATTGGCGCCCAGCTCGTTCAGCGCCGAGCCTATGGCGTTCAGTGCTTCCCCGTAGTTCTGATTTTTTGTTTCTTCGAATAGGTTCTTGAGCTTGCCTACCTTGGTGGTAACTGCTTCCAATCCTCCTTGGAAGGAATCCCCCAGAGCAACGTAGATCTTGTCTATCTCCTCGGTAAATTCCCTGAGCTGCTCCTTGTCCGTAATCCCCAATCGTCCTCCGATCTGGGCTATATCCAGCAGCTCCTTTTTCCCTGTACGGGTGTCCAGCTCGTCAAAATCATTCCACAGCTCGCGTACCTTCTCAGCGGCAAGTCCTGAGGTTTTCTCCACCCCCGTCATCGCATCGGAAATTTCCAAGAGTTCGCCTACCGAATCCTTTGCCGCTCCTGCAAGCTGACCCAAAAAGTTTGTAACCAAGTTCCCTGTAACTACCTGCTTCACTCCAAACCAAAAGCCCTCGCTCTTGCGCCCTGCTGCCTCAAGGGCGGAGCCTGCTCGCTCGGCACTCCCTGTCACCTGATCAAGCGCCGCTGTAGCTTGTTGTATCTCTCCCTTTACACGCTCCAAATGTGCCTTGGCTTCTTTTAGCTCTGCCGCTTTTTTGTTGAAGGCTTCCGTGCCAGGCGTGAGTTTTTTTAGGTCTCTTTCCAAATTCTTTACTGCTGTTGAGATTCCTGAAAAACTATCACTGATCTGTTTGCCATTGATTGTGATGACCAAATCCGTCTTGACTGTCTTTGCCATTTTTTATAGGTGTTAGTTATTAGTGGTCAGTTGTCAGTGATTAGTGGTTAGTTGTCAGCCTCTGTCCTCTGTCTTCTGACTTCTGATCACCGCAAAAATAAAAAGCCCTTTCCATATCGGAAAGGACTCTTTTCACTCGTCACTTTTCACTCGTTACTATAAGAGCTGTCGCCACAAGTACCTTACAATAAGGAAGCATACCCCATAGTACGTCACAAAAAAGAGCAGCATCGCCACCTCATCCGTATATTGACCAAACAGATACATACCATAGCCAAACATCACAGCAAAAACAAGCCAAAGCACCACACGCCTTACCCGCTCCCGCTCCCGATCCCGCTGTTCTATTCGGTCAAAGCCTGCCTTGTCCTGTATGGCTCGTATACGATCCGCCGAACGCTTGCCGATCACATCTGTATAGTAGGAATACGCCACTGTGGCCACAAGGATCAGCAGTGCCCCCCACCATCGCACCACGCCTGCTATCCATAGCACAGCACCCACTACAAGGCCTATGATCACCACAAGCCCACCTATAAACATCCAGTACTTGATCTCCTCCTCAATTAGTTGTTTTTTACGCGCTTCTATGTCTGTTACTTTTGTTTCCATTGCTTTTAATTTTTTTGTTAATCATTAAGGGTTAGCTTCTCCGCTTCTTGCTTGATATAGGCCACCAAGTCCTGAAGGTTTTTCTCGTTGAAGGTATGGCCGTTCTCCACAGGTACTTTTTTCATGTTGTAAGTGCTCTCAGTAACGCCCATTGCTTTAGCCACTACCTTTCCTTTCATGCCGAAGGTCTCCACAATCGCTAATACTTGCGCTCTTATCTGAGTATTTTCCATAACAATAATATTAGTAGAACAAATGATAACCAATGCCACCACTTAAGGGGTATTTCTACCTCAAACCTCGGTTGTTTTTTTTCTTTCATAATGTTTGCAAGTTTAAAAAATTAGTATTACTTTTGCCCTCAAATAAAAAAGAGAGAGAATTGGGGGAGGCGACCCCCAATCCAAGCCTAAAAAATCTTAATTGAAAATTTTCTGAAAGAAAATTCAATAACTATTTTAAAGGATTTGCATTTAAAGACTATTTTTAGATGCATCTCTTTTTTTTTAGTTTTCAAAGAACCTCGCTGTCTTCTCTCTCAGCATCCCCGACCTTCAAGGACACCACAAAGGTACGATATATTTTTGTATCGTGCAAGTGTTTTTGTCATTTTTTGTGAGGAATTTGTGTTAAAGTTTTTCAGGGGCTTTACTTCTCACTCTTCTTATACAGCTTCCACAAGAAGGCTTCTCCTTGTTCCTGCTCCACCAGTTCTATGGCAAAACCTATTTCTTTCATCAGCTCGTAGATATCATGTTCGCTTACTGGGGTAGTGGGGATCACCCCCACTACCATAGCCAGCAGCTCAAGGGTACTCTTATAAGTACATACCCAGCTATCGGTGGTCGCTATAGGGCTGTAATACCTCCCTATCAGCTCCCGAATCTCTTCTGTGTAATCTTCCATACGCTTTCTTATTAACAGCCTAAATTGTTGTATTCCTCGTAGAATAACTCTATTTCCTCCCTGTGCCGCTGCACGATAAAGGTCAGCGAGAGCATGTGCAGAAACATATCTTTGATAAATGCTTCCTCTTCCTTGTCAAAAAAAGTTGAGTCCTCCAATAGCTTAGGGAACTGCAAGAGTTTTTCCTGAAAATCATCCTCGTGGTCTAACCTGCCATTTATCTCGGCGATCCAATAGGCGAGCTTTCTCCCGAGTACTTCATTCAGCGGGCGTGGTAGTGTGTTTCCTTTCATAGCACACCTCCTTCCTTTACTTTAGCATAAGTGATAGCCCCATAGAGCGAGAGTACAGCTGTGGCAAAAGTTTTTCCCTTGCCCTCCTGATGGAGCGCACAGATACGCCATTCATCGGTAATCTTTCCGGTATAGCTGTTCTTCTTGGAACCTACCTTGATCACACATTCTCCGCGAGCTTCCTGAAGAATTTCTTGAAAATACTCCTTGGCTACCTCCTCGTAGAGGTCTTCCAATAACCCCTTGGAGCGGGGCGCCTGTGGTTTTTGGGGATACAACGCCTCCATTACAGGCATAGTATCTACGGTTGTTTTTTCTTGTTGGAACATAAGATAAAAATAAAAAAATCCGTGAGTGGGTGTTGTTCCAACAAGAGCTTACGCATTTGTTTGTATAGCATTACGGCTATACGACACCTTCACGGATATGGGTTTATAATGGTATTTTGCAACTTTAAACAAGTGTTGCTCTTGTTGGAACATTGCAAAGGTACGACTTTTTTTGAAACTACCAAATGTTTTCTACGAAAAAAAGAAATATTTTTTAAGTAGCTAAATGATAAGTGGTTACAAGTGTTTTCATAGGTGTATTGTCTAAACAGACAATACATGTGGGGCAAAGCATGGGACAATTTTGGAAATTTTCCCCGTGCTACTGCTTAAACACTTTAATCAGTGCTGTATTGACCATGGTGCCACTTTCCTTGAAACTCTCAGCGGGGAGTTCCTCTATGCTGCCCCCATATTGTGCCACCAACTCCCTAAAAGCCTGAGTGCGGCTGTCCGTTCTGAAAAGTACCGAGGCAGAGGATATGGCAATCACACAGCGCTTGGCTATTCCTATAGCCTTGGTGATGTGGGCAACGTCCTGCCCCTTGCTAAAGGGCGGATTCATCACGATTACATCATACTCCTTCTGAGGCTCGAAGGACATAAAGTCCTCCGCTACGATCCTGAGCCCTTTCTCCTGAAGAATCTTGCGGTTCTTCTCGTTGAGTTCGATGCAGTCACAATCAGGCATAAGCGCCGCTATGTTGCCCGTACCTGCGCTGGGTTCTAAGCATTGCTCACCAGGGCGAATGCCAGCCATGGCAACCACCTCAGCTGCCAAATCGGGCGGCGTAGGGAAGAACTGAAAATCTTTCTTGATACAGCTATACTCACCTGTGGTGATAACCTCTTCGAGGAGTGCCTCCACATCCTCGGCAAATTCATGCACTTTCTTCGCTGCTTTCCACTTCCCACCAAGGGCTGTAAGTACTTTGTTCAGCTGCGCATACGTTTTTCGATCCAGCTGCTGTGTGATCCGAAGGGTATTCCCTTCTACTTGGCATTGTGCCAAAATAGAAATGATGTCTTTCTCTATTTTCATTATATCTTTTTTACGCGTTCTAAAATACCTGAAAAGTGTTCTTTAAAGTAGTCTGTCACTTCGTCCGATTTCCATGTGGAAATCGCCGAAACCAGTTGTCCCAGCGAGCCTATAAGCTCACGATAACGCTCTCGGGTGTTGGAATGCTGCTCCGCTAGGTAGTCTATGAGCTTATCCGTATCCTGCAAAGCCTCTTTGTCAGCGTATAAAGCCATCGTTAGCGAACAAATAGAAGCCATTTGCGCCAGTAGGTATTCCTGTACGATAAGGTTCGGCAAGGTGAAGCGTAGCCGCTTGAGGACTTCTATGTCCAATTTCTTGGAAAAGCCTGTGGCAAACTCATCCGGAATAGGAATGTCCAAGACCATACGCCCCAAGATCCCCGCAAGGTAAGGCATGGAGACCCCATCTTTGGGACGAATCGCCACCACATGGGCGGACAATACCGCTTTCTCTATGGTCATCACCCCCATCTTACCCAGAGTACCCACTACACTGAGGATTATGTCGCCCCTTTGGGCAAATACAGGGTTTTTTACTTTTTCTGCCTCCACATACCGCTTACATACGATACGCCCCTTTTGTATATCCGAAGCGCCTACGATCAGCGGGTATCCTTGTGCTTTCTCGTTGGTCTTGGCTTTGTCTACATTTTTTCCTATGTGCACTTCAGCACATGAGGCAAGAGAGGTAGTCATATTCATTACGTTCATCATAGGGAATGGTTTTAAATAATGAGACAAAGGTACTGCACTTCATCCTGCGGCTAAAGGACAGCTTTTGAAAATTAGTCATTAGTCATTAACTTCTCTATCTCCTTCACTTGTAGTTTCATTTGTTCCACTTCCTCGCGCTTTCTGGCGATCTTCTCATTGAGCACCCATAAGCTCCTCACAGTCATGCCCTCTTCACTCTTTGCTTGTTCTTCCCACTTGGCCAAGCTCTTTTCTCGTGATACTATATTACTGCGCAATGTGTTGCGGCGCTGTACAAGCTCCATAGGGGTAAGGAGGCTGTAATCTTCTTGTACTGGCTCAAGGATCTTCTTATGATCGCGCCAATATTGCAGCATCACATCACAATTGTCCATCGTCTCGAAGAGCTGCCATAGCTGCCGCTGTATCTTGCATGCTTTGCCTTCGTCCTCCATAGGTACGGCATTCAGTGTAAGTTTCAGCGAACAGGCACGGAGCCACGCCTCTTGCTTAGCCCTATACACCCCATGCAGTGCCACAGGATAATCGGCAATCCAATCCATTTTTTTTGCTGGCTCCCCGCTTGTCTGCGGGGGCTCTCCACCCTTTGGAGGCTCTCCACTTGTGGAGGTGACTTGTGACTCAGGTGCACAAGTGGGCTGGGCGGATCGCTCTTTGATAAGTCGCCTTACCTTTGCCTCTGCTTCTAAGGAATAGTAGCGAGTAACGCCTCGAAGATCTCCTCCAAGGCGTTCCAACTCATTAACCAATTCCCTATATTGCGCTTTATAATCCATAATGTCAGTTGTCAGTTATCAGTGATCAGTGGTTAGTCATTA